CAGTCAACGACAATTTTGCCGTCCTGCCACACAGAACAACGATTTGCCCCGTACATCGCAAGGGCCTCAGCCTTGTCGGTGGGGGCAGGATCGAGAGGATCCACGTCGACGGCGAGGATGACACTGCCCGCAGTTGTGGTACCGATTGCCGGTCGGTACTCAAACCACATTTGGATGGCAGTCCACCTGTCGAAGGCGTGGGCGATATTGCTCAACCAGCGGAACGTCGAAGAAACACCAGGATTGATGTTGTACGAGTAGCACTGGAAATCAACGCCGGTTGAAATCAAGTCGGTGATGAATTCCGTGTGGGTCACCGACATACGATTTTCACGCGAGGAGACTTTTGGAGCTCCAGTACGTGAAGCAATAGCACGAGCGATAGGCGCATTGGTGAGTTTGGTCAAACTCCCCATCACAGCATTGCCCATCCCACGAGGGACACCAGCCATGACCGCCACACGCTCACTCAATCGTTTGGCACGTTTACCGACGCGCTTTCTGGCCTTGCCAACGATCCGCAAGACCCGTCGTCCATTGGTCCCTTTCAGCATAATGCATGACACGAATGTCTTTTCATGCGAGCCGCATTAATCTCGCATGAGGGATTACGGCAGATTCTTATCCTTTGTTTAGCCTGGCGAACAGGAATCAATAGGAGTATATTGCGTAACGCACTCCTCCAGGATAAACTCTCACGCATTGCTCCAGACCGATGCCGATTAGTCCAGATTATAACACGATCATGAGAGTCTTGGCTTTGCACGCCTTAGCATCCAGGACCTACTGGATAAGCCTTTTAACGCCATGCTTAGGGCACAATCGTGATCAGCATAGTTTGCCGAGACATTCCAAAGAAGACCTGTCGCGATACGATGGCCAGTCTACACCCTTAGTTAAAAAGCCAGTGAAATCTGCAAAATACGAATAACAATCATCATCGAGCTTGAACAGATCTATCACCAAAGGCAACAGATCATTCTTACTCCTGAGATATTCTTCGATTTTGATCTGTGCTCCCACAGAAATGTCAAACTTGTCCTCAACTAGAATTCGGGTGGCGAGCAAAACCGGCTGAGTCTCCATACCAGTATGGATTCTAGTCAAAAGCTTCTCTTTTTCATAAGAGGAAAGCTTGCTCTTCAACACCGTTTTCAAGACTGAGTAAAATCTGACATCGGCGGTGACTCTCAAACCGTACAGCGCCAATTCCTGGACGATAGGACATCCTGGAAACTGGGCGAGAAATGAGAAGGACTTGGCACGCAACAATGTCTTCAATTTCTTGTCAGAAGCATTCAAATACTGACGAGAAGTCCAGCCAAAATTAGCCAGCACTTTTCTCGGATCCGTCGTATTCACACGATGGTCCGGCTCAAACACCAACCCGCAAAACGACGCTTCGTTGAGATGGTCATAGCTCTCAAGCTTAATG